TGTAAGTAGTTGGGTAGAAACTCTGGAGATAGTGTTGGTGCTTGGCGTCTGACATAAGCAGACACNAGCATNTTNATTTTATCTGAGATAGCCATTGTTATCTCCTACCAGTGACAGTAATTTCGACATCCATACCTGTGAACGAGAAGTCCTTGTCATTCGTAGCTGTCATTTTGTAAGACAAGTACCTACCAGCCATTCGTGCATCTACCTTGTAGTCGGTAAGAGCATTGAAAGTTACCTCATTACCATAGTTAGGTGTGGCGTGTGGGGTATCTGCGGCTCCAAAGGTAAACTCAAACTGACCATTTGAACTGTCAGTGGATACCTGTGGGGCTAACCTCGATATGACTTTGTAGCCTGTCAGGGGTATACCTTGTTCATCTAGGTCAAGACCCACCCGTTCAATATAGAAAGGCTTCGATACTTCAGTATCTACAGCTTGTGACAATGATCCACTTTCTAACAAGTCGATACCGTAGACTTTACTATTGGCTACACCACCACCCGATAAAGACACAACTAATGGCGTCCTCGTATATGGGCTTTCTTGGTCATGGTATGATCCGCCTGTGGCATCATAAGACTGAGTAGCGTCCGCATAGGTAAACACTGAGTTCACGTTAGCTTCAGCACCAGTGACTACGTTTGGTAAATCTGAGAATGACCACAAATTTTCTTTGTAGTTGAAGACTGCGGCTCGGTTACAAGCATCACCATCAGCGTACACAGCCATGTCGTCGCCCGTGTGGTAACAGAAGTATAGTTCCTCTAGGATACTATTGTGTAGCACAAAGCACTTATCATGCTTACTATTGTCTATACCATTAAAGATATAGTCTCGGACACGACCATCACATATTGAGTGGCGAGTGTTCCCATCGGTTACATAAATGTCATCCCTGTCAAAAACGTAATGTTTACCCTCGACTTCTTGGATACAGTTTTGATTGATCACTCCAGCATCGTCAAATAGTTTTCTAAAGTTAAAGATAAAAGCACCGCCGACAAACTCCATCATCCAGACCTGATCTTGTGAATACACTAAGAAGTTGGAGCCGAGGGTTGCACCATCAACTATGGGGGTCTTCATTTGCACTAGGTCATTGAAGCCAGCACTGTTGGTTAAATCGGTGGCATCCCAAGTCGTAGGTACTTGGTTAGCTAGAACTGGGTCACTAAAGCGAACTCTGTTTGGGTAGGCTACGCCCCCCTCTACAGTCCCAAGGGCTAACAAAAAGTCACCATATGAACGCATAGCTGTCGTGGTTGTACCGCTAGGCCAGTTAGGTAAGACAGAAAAATTGGATGCGCTGGGCACTCTATGTATAGGGGCGGTATTGGCTCTATTGATATATTGGACATCCGCTAGGATAGTAGAAGTCACTGGGGATATATCTGAAGTTAATGAACTATTGTACTTCTGTGTCAAAGACCCGTTGACCATCTCGTAGATGTCAAAGGTATCATCGACCACCACCACTGTATCAAAACCTGTGAGGGCTTCTACGCCATAGGCATACTTAGGTGTAATCGTAAGGTTTCCTGAGATACCTCTAAAGACAGGTGCTCTTGTTACTTTTCCTTCGTTAAAGCGTACGTTCTTGGCGCGTGTATAAGCATTTATTGGTAGGCTATATGGGTCAATGTCTGTAATGACACCAACAGCACCAAGCCCACGTATAGGGAGGTTTGTCATGGGCTAAGTCCTTCGATCTACTACGGTTTTGGAGGCCACACCACGCTGTTAGGAAAGCCCTCTTGTTGAGGTAAGTTTAAAAGTGAAGTTCTATATGCAGACCATAAGGCTTGCTCTTCGGAACTAAGGGATGTCCAGCGTAAGGCATTACCAGCAACAACATCAACTTGCTCTACCAGTAGCTTATCCCTTTTAGACCTAACGAGTTCTTCTGTCTGAACCCAGTTAGTACCGTCCCACTTTGTGCCTACTTCGACAGTCTCTGGGTTTTCATGGGGTATAACCTTGAAAGGTGCATCGACTTCTCCATGCACATAGGCTGGGCAGATCGCTATATTATCGTCATCTACTTGAACGTATTTTCTTAACATATTAATATCCTATTGTGTACCAGTGAACATAAGAACCAGCAAAGCCAGCCTTCGCATATACTATCTGATTAGTCCCTGTGATTGAGACACCTTGTGCACCTCTTGTTGCCCCAGGATGGTTCCCATTGTCACTCATTGCAGTCACGCCAAAACTACTTGTACTTGTGTAGTTAAATGGCAATGTGATAGCTACAGTTCCCCCTCCAACAGCAGAGTGTTTTCCCCATGCTATCTTGAGTGATCCAATCTGGGCAGTCCCTGATCCTGTAGACATATCAAGTGCATTGGCGTCAATCGCGGCTTTAAGTTTAGCTGGTGTTACAGTGCTTTCAGTTGTGTTTGTCCCAGACTGCCATGTGGACGTAGCTTGGGTTGGCACAACAGGTATATTGTTCAGCTGTGACTGAATGTTACTAGTGACACCCCCCACATGATTTAACTCCGATGTAGACGCAGTAAGACCATCTAGCTTATTGATCTCGCTAGTGGACGCTGTAAGGCCATCGGTTATGTTGAGTTCGGCTGTAGAAGCTGTAAGGCCATCTAGCTTATTAAGTTCGGCTGTAGAGGCTACTAGGCCATCGGTTATGTTCAGTTCGGCTGTGGTTGCCGTCACGCCGTCCATTAGGTTCAACTCGGCTTGGGTAGCCGTTATTGCTCCTGTTACGTTGGGTAACGTGGCCTTTACCGTGGCCTTCACAAGACGGATGTGGTCATCAGCTTGCGCTACGCCGTCCGTTGAGGCTGGGTTTGAGGCGTTAAGACTATTAATGTATGTTCCTGTTTCGAGTGCCATATCTAAGGCTCCTGACTATTGTGTTTCTGAGGGTGGCTCTTGTTTCAAAGGCCGAACAACAACAACAACAAGAACAGCTTTAGTCCTGTTTTTTGAAGTCGTTGTATTTATATGGGTACGGGGGGTCAAAATCCTGTGAACCTATAAAAAACTATGATTGATCTATGCTAACCTACTGTAATCACTGGATAAACGTGAGAAGGGAGACTGTATCCCTCGCCAGACTGGGAGAAACAGAAAGCATATCTGATGACATTAGACATTAGCTGAGAAATTTATCTGGCTAACCCCTATATCTATTGAAGAGAATTAGGGACATCCTTAGACAACCCAAGACAACGCAGACAACAGCAGACAACAACGGAAGACAACCAGTCACATCGTTCATCTTAGTTCATCTTAGTTCATCTTCGACCACATCAACTGACAACATATCGGAGACAACCAGTCCTTAGATACTTAGGACTCTTTAGTTGTCTTTAGTTCTCTTATTAGTTTGTCATGTAGAGGATGATCGAAGGCAGTCTATAGTAGTCTATAGTTGTCTTTAGTGTCTTGGCCTTGGGATCATCATGCCTTCAAGGGAAGTCTGGAGGATGTAGTTCAACCAAGGCCATCACTTGCCCCAATAGTCTGGGCTTAGTGGTTCGATTCGTCGTATATCTTGTGTCTTTCTCTTCTAAGGGGTGACACAAGTATTCTGAGGGGTAATCCTTGGATATTAATTGCCATATCTAGTGGTTTCCTTGTTGACGAGGGACTCACCAACTGGTAATCCTTGGGTAATCGAAGGCGTGTGCCCGATGATACTTATAGGGCGACAGGCCGCAAGGTGTGGCAGGGGACTGTAACTCCCCCAAGACACCAAGCGGAGACAGTCGCTTCCTCCACCCAGCAAGGGTCAGGGATTAAGTCATCAACTTCACGCCTTCTCAACCAAGAGAAGGAACGAAAGAATGACAAACAGAATTACACAGAAACACCTAGAAGAGTTAGTAGCAATTGAAGCGAAAGCATCACACCTAGACTTAGACCTTAACTATTCGTCTTGCATATGGTGGCTACCAGATCACATATAAGAATGGCTCTTCAATTCTTATGCACCGCAGTTCAGCTAAAGAAACCAAGCAGTTCTTAAATGGGATGCAAGCAGGTCGATACGTTCAAAGCGGCTACCTTCAGCTAAGAAGTCTGGGAGCGTAATCATGAGCAAACTAATCAAAATCGTGACCATCCTTGATAACGACATGAAACCAATTGGACAGCTACCACTTACAGCCGCTTGTGAGATTGAGGGCTGGGACTATGACACAGTAGATTGGGGCTTGGGCTTTATCCGCCACAATATGGACGGAACACTTCGCACTGAGATAACCGAGAGCCGCAGAGACGAGACTGGGCATATAACCACATTTGTCTGGAAAGTCGGCAACTATGTTGAGGGGGCGCAGTCATGAGAAACGTATTGCGAACCGAAATCCACCACGGCGACATTCAATGTCGTTGAGCTAAGATCACTTAAGCAGGGCGATTACTTCCGACGGAAGCCCAACGCAAAGACTGAGTTTATTCGTGGTCATTACAATCGCAAATGTAAGTGGGAGGGCGCGGCTA